CTTAGTTGATGCAGTTAGGTCTATTGTTGGTGCAGTAATTTCTACCTCTGTATCTGCATCCACATCTAATTGTCCATCTGTGCTAGAACTTACAGACAAAGCACTATCTCTAAAAGTCAACTTAATTGCATCATTTAGTAGTAAAGCTGAGTTATGCACATGAGTTAGATTTACGTCACTATCTGCACCAAAGTTTAAAACTGCACTATCGGAAGCTAAACTTAAGTCATCACCAACTTGCAAATCACCAGATACATCAACTCTCGTACTAGCATTTAAGTCTATTATTGCTTCACCATCTATTGTTAGTGTGCCATCACTTGATTGTTGAATAAAACTAGCTACATCACCAAATGTAAGTTTGTTTGTGCCATTAAGTGTAAGTCCAGTGCCATCTGTGTGTGTTAATGTTGTGTCTGTATCTGCTCCAAAACCTAGCACTGCACTATCTGATTTAAGAGTTAAATCATCTCCAACAATTAAATCGTCATCTACTGTTAGATCAACGGCAGCTAGATGTGCAAAAGCATCCACTACATTTGCTGAACTCCCACCTCCATCTAAGTAAACTACTTTAGTTGTGCCAGGTGTTATTGTTACATTTGCACCAGAACCTTGAGATATAATAATGTTTTGTGAACCACTTGTACCATTTTCTATAAAATGTAATCGTCTAATATCATTAGGTGATATTGTGATTGTACAAGCACTATCTAATGTTCCAGTGTATTTAACATACATGGCTCTAACACCATCATTGCCACTACCACCATCACTAGCTCCATCTGCTATTACACTTGCATGAGTATCAGCATTAGTCGTTATTACCTCTGTGCCAAAACCTAGTGCTTCACCTATGAGTTCTAAGTTTGTGTTTGTTTTAGTACCCCATTGCCCTGATTGTTCACCAGTAGCCATTTCTTCGAGTCTTAAATTGTTTACAAATGTACTTGCCATTATGCGACCTCTTGCCAGTTAGCTGTTTGATTTGGAACTATTAAACTATATACTAATTCCTCTCCAGTGCTACCAGTAGCACTAACTCCCGTTAACGATACCACACATTGTGGTACTGTGACAACATCATTTGTCGATGCTTGTAAAGCAGGTAATCTATCATTATAATCAGAAGGAGCTATTTCTACTGCTGTAACAATAGAAAAATTAGAACCTAATGCACTTGTCATTGCCATACTTACTGGGGTATTAGCAGAAACAGGCGCTCCAGTTGTTGTCAATATATTAGGAATACCATGAGTATTTAAAGTTGCGCCCATGAGAGCATGATTGCTACATTGATAAAATAATGTTGGCGCACCATCAGCTACAGTTATTTCTGTGTAAGCTCCAGCTTGTCCAGCAGTGCCATTTGTCGTTACACCAGTTGTATATTCACCACCAGTTTTGTCGGCAGCAGTGTAAATTCTTAATGGATGTCCATCATTACTGGCATCACTTTGATCGAATCTATAAGTATTGCCTTCATATAAAGTTAAAACAACATCTGCTGATGCTGTTGATCCACCAATGGCATATTTATTTGTTGAACCTTGATTGTAATATGGATGATTTGATGGATTACCAGAAACAACAGTAACAGTATATGTGACTGTACTAGCTCCAGTTTGACTTATGGCAGTAGTTGCAGAAACACCTGTTACATTCACAAAAACGCCAGGTACACCTAAAACAGAACCTAGAGCAGTTGTTCCTAATATTTGTACAGGACTAGTGCTGTCAACTTCAACATTAAGATGTTGATTCCAAGCACCTTGACCCCATGTGCCTCTACCCCAACCCTGTAAGGTAGTATTTGACAATTTAGGCTATCCTTATAATCGCATTACTTGCATCAGCAGTTGGGAACTGAATTGTGAAAGTTCCAGATGTTGATGTCTTATTGGATGTGAAATCTAATACACAAACTGCTTTATTACTGGCAGAGCTATTATAAATTAAAGCTCCCATTGCAGTAATTGATGCAGTTGTGAAACTTAAATCTGCAAAATCTGTTAAAGCAGTTGTTCCAGAAGTAGATGGGTCTACTCTTGTTAAACTTGCTCCACCAGTTGTGTATGAGCCACTAGAAAGAACTTCACCAGTTGTAACAAGTGCAGTTGTTGTTGCTCCTAATGTTGCAGTAGTTGATGATTTTGCACCAGTTCCCTCTGCAAAAAGTGCTAATTTAAAATCATTACCACCAGAATTTTTAAAATTGTGTACGCCTTCTAATAACTCTTTCTTGAAGGAAGTACACATTGCTTGTGCTATAGCCATATTAGAGTCTCCTTATATATTCAGCCGTTTCCTTTTGACCACTAGATCGTAAGGCTTGAATGATAGTACCTCTTTCTTCTCTTCTTGCCAAGAGTAAATAATGATACAGAACTATTTTGAGTTGTTCTTTAAATAATTTAGCTTGTTGTCTAACATGAGGAGGAGCTTGATCTGATATACCTGCTATTTTATCAACGGCTAAATCTGCTATCTGTTCATTTGTTAATCCTCCTTCTTGTGAAGTCATTACATTAACACTTCCTACTGTTCCTGAACCCAAATTAAACATTTTTTTTCTCCTCGTAAGTCACACCAGGTATATCATCTCTACCTATAATATTGGGAACATAATCTAAAGGTTCTGGTGGATCTAGTTTTGATTTTTTTGTTATTAACATATTACCTTGTGTGGTTGTTGAAACAATGGGATCATCAAGTCTGTGATAACCATACAATTTTTGATCTTCTGGTACATTCATGTCTAACAAAGAAGAACTATTAGCAATATGTAACTTTATCCCTTTTGTTGCTGCAATTGCTAACCAAAATTCACAACAAGCTCTACCAGCTTCTGCAAAATTTACATTTTTATGCGTAAAATCTATTCCAAATAAATGTAAAGAATTTACTTTATATGCTATTGCATAAGCTATTGCATAAGAAGCAGTGTTATTTAAATAAGCATAACCAGTTTTTTGTATAACTTCTTGTAAAGGAAACTCTACAACATCTGGACATCTTTTATCTAAACAACAACTAAAAATAGGCACATTTATTTTTTGTTTTAATCTATCAGCCATAATATCTGTTTGTTTACCAGCATTCGGTGTATCGAGAAATCTTGATGGTGGATCTAACATAAAACATTTATCGTGATAAATGACTCCAGACATGGAGTTTATTGCCCAAACTTCATCAAATTTTTCGCTTCTAATTTTAGCCAATATATATTCTGAAAAACTATTGCCTAAACCAACAATAGCAACACTTTTATTTTTCATCTCTCTACCTTTATTGTTTTGGAACTCTGACCAAACCCTCCCTAAAAGAATCTGTGTTTTCTTGTCCTTCACCATATATTTTAAGTCTGCTGATAGCTTCTGTAAATCTTGCTGTGTAAAGTTGTATTAAATCTGACTCACCTTTCATAAAAGTGTAAGCCTCAACTAAACTTGCATAAAGTAAAGCATCAGGAGCATTGGTGCTTATCCAAGTTGTACCAGAATCATCAGTTGTCAATGATGCAGGTCTATAATAATAATGTAATTCAACTGAATAACTAGAGTCTGGAGTTGGTGCAATTATGAATGTATCAACATCGAATGAAGAATAAAATCTCGGACTCCCTGTTGTGCTTGGATTAGGATTAAATTGTTGTATATAATTAACATCTTTTTGTAATAAAAAAACATTTTCACTGCTTGAATTTACATAAGATAAAGAGAAGGTAGATAAATAATCAGATGGTTTTTCTAAAAATTTATTTCCACTAGTCATACCTCCAGTAACATTTTTTCTAAAATAATCTAAATCAACTACTTTAAATATTCTTTCTTCTGCATTTTTAATAAAAAAAGGTATTTCTGCTACAAATGTAGCTTCATCATTTTGTGTCCATTCTTGAATAGACGCTGTTAATGTTGTTAAAGTAAAACTCATGTCGTACTCACTGTTACTGTTCCTATTGAAGCTGTTGCACTAAAGCTCGTTAATAAAGATCCTATATTTCCTAATCCAGTATTAGTATAAACAATAAATTCTTTATTATCATCTTTCACATCTGGTCTTGCGTTTCTTAACGCTTGTGGATCAGTTGGAACTCTTGGTGGTGTTAGTTGAGGATGTTTTTCTTCGTATTCATCTTTACCAACTAAAGAACCATTCCATTCTTTACGCATGTCTTTTAATCTATATCTAAATCCAGAACGATCTGATAGTCCAAAAGCGTGTTTACCAGATGCAAAAGCTCCCATTATCCTACCTTATAATAATTAAGTTGTGGCGTTACAGTAAATGAAGATCTGTCTCTATCTTCACCCATAGCTCTTTCAAACTCTTCTTCATATACAGTCTTTAACAACTGTATTCTATCTGGAGCTTTTTTCATGGATATATAATATGCTAATCCAGCAGTCAAACAAGGATAAAATCTAAATGGTATCTCCATAGTATTAACTTGTGTGTCTGCATCTTGTATTCTTGTAAGTGCATCATATACAATAATATCTGTGCTGTTTTCTGGTGTGGGCCAAATCTTTAAATTAGGTGTTATTTGTCTATCAAGAAAAAATTGAGTTGTTCTACCAGTAGTTGCTTTATTTGGTATCGCTAAATAAGTATCTCTGCTTATACGAGTCATACTAAAGTCTGTATCACTTCTTCTTACGACTGCTGAGAGTATATCTATAACGTCTGTTCCTAAAGAATATTCTCTATCACTAGCAGTTAAAGTTTGTGTTCTTTGTTCTATAGTCCATTGATTCAAACCTCTATTAGCCCATTCCGCTAACATAATATTCATGGATCTTCTAGCAGTTTGTAGATCATAACCAGTGCGAGCTTCTAATCCACATCTTTCAAATGCTTCTTCAATATATTCAGCTACGTCAAGTTCAAAATTT